TCAAAACTGCAATGGAAGGTGACTTCGATACAGGTAATATGAGATTTAAAGCTAGAGAAAGATACTCTTTTGGATTCTCAGATCCAAGATGTGTATTTGGTAATGGAAATCTACCAACTAGTTAATAGATAACATAACTATTTAATATTAAGGGGCGGTGTTCACATCGCCCCTTTTTTTATGTATAATAGAAAGACCTAGAAAAATTATTATGTCGACTGGCTAGGCAGACGGTATAGAGACGACATAACGAACGCTATACAAAGGAGATTATTATGGCAAATACTACATTTAGCGGACCGGTACGATCGGAAAACGGTTTTATTGGTGCTACTAAAAATGCTTCAACAGGTGCTTTCACAAATGTTTTTGAAATTAACTCATCTGGTCAGTACGTTGGAACACAAATACAAGGTCAAGGAGTTGTAGCAACTGCTACAGTTAATGCAACTGCTGGAACAAACGAAGTTACTTTTGCACAACCTGCAAGATCAATCATTACAAGTATTCAACTTGTTTGTACATCTGCACCAACTGTTGCTTCAGGTGACATTGGTTACAAAGTTGGAACTGCTACAGGAGGTGCTCAATTAGTTGCTGCATCTACTGATGAAATTTTAGATGGTGGAACAACTGTTGCTGAAGGTGCTCATTACACTTTAACTCTTTTAGATACAACTGCTAGCGATGCTGCTCCAGCTGCGTCTCCAAGAGTAAATACTGCACTTAACGCAACAAAAGATATATTTTTACAAATTACTAATACTACAACTGCATCTGCTCAAGGATTATTTACTTGGATTGTTGCATATAAAATATATGGTTAATTAATTAGTGGCTCCTTCGGGAGCCACAAAGAATAGGAGAAAAAATATGTACATGGGTGACGTAAAGTCGAAAACTTTTATCGACTCAAATGCTTCTTCTAATACTTATGTTGCTGCGGCTGCTAGACCAACGACTACGTTTACATTAGCAAAAACTTCTTTTGGCACGAACACAGCCAGAAAAATTACTGCGACTACTCTTGGAGATGAGACTGGAATTACAGTAACGATTGTTGGAACAGATGAAAATGGAGATGCTCTTACTGAAGTAATTAACTTACCAGGTTCAGCTTCTACAACTTCTGGAACCACAGGTGCTTTTTTAACAATAACTTCGGCTACTGTTAGCGCACAACCTGCAGCTAACGTTTCTTTAGGAATGACTGCTGATGTTTTTGGAGGTATCTTCGCTGGCAGAACAAGAGTAAGACAAGCTAACGTAGCATCAGGCGGTGCTATTGGTAGTGTTGAAGTAAAAAACGGAAGTATTACAGGAACGACTCAATTAACTTTGAGAACTCAAGCAACTGAAGGTGATATTAGCACAGTTAACATTCCACAAGATGGAATTTTATACACAAGCGGTGCTTATATTAGTTTTTCAGAAGTGAATTGTAATTCAGTAACTGTTTATTTTGATGCTTAAAAAATTGTATGGCATAGAAATTTTACGTTTAAAACGTGGAGGAGATGTAATGCCTCCACGAAACAAAAAGAATTTTAGACCTACAAAGTCTGGAGCAGGTATGACACGAGCCGGTGTTGCTGCCTATAGAAGAGCAAATCCTGGTTCTAAATTAAAAACAGCTGTAACTGGAAAAGTTAAAGCTGGATCAAAAGCTGCAAAACGTAGAAAATCATACTGCGCAAGATCATTAGGTCAGCTAAAAAGAGCTTCAGCTAAGACAAGAAACGATCCTAATTCAAGAATAAGACAAGCGAGAAGGAGATGGAAATGTTAAAATGGATTATATCATTATTTACTCCAAAAAAAGAAGTAGTGGAGGAGATAAAAAAACCAGAAGAACCAAAATTAAATTTACAAAAAATGACCAAAGGGGACTTAAAAAAACTCTATGCTCAAGGTAAAATAAAAGAATCAGATTTAAGATAAGGAGAAAAACATGATAAAAAAATGTAAAAATATTTGTTGCAGAATATGGGAAAAAATTAAAAGTTGGTTTTGGGTTAGCTAATGAAAGAGGGTGGTAGTGGACTACAAATTTACAGCAGTATTGATAATATTACTATGCTTATTAGCTTTTTTTGTAAGGCCAGTATCCCAAACTTCATTGAAAATTGATTCTAAAGATTATATAATTCCTTTACCAAAACCAAAAATAAATGAGTAAGCCATTAAAAATATCTGAAGAAGCAGCTGTGCAGATGCCGATGAAAACGGTTGCCTCTCTGATAGTCCTCGTTGCAATTGGCACTTGGGCTTACTTTGGTATTATTGAAAAACAAAACAAGATGGCTACTGAACTAGAACTGATGTCTAAAGATGTAGAGAATAATTCTGAGTTTAGAATAAAGTGGCCACGAGGACAAATGGGTACATTGCCCGCTGATTCTGAGCAGTATATGATGATCGAAGATTTGTATAAAACTACAGATCGTTTAAATAAACACATTGAATCAATGGCATTAAACAAAGTAAACATAGAATTTCTAACAAAACAAATGGATAAGGTTTTGGTAGATATTGAAAAATTAAAAGATCAAAACAGGGAGATTAAATACAATGGCAACGGGAAGAATCACTAAAAAAGTTTTAGACTATATAGCTCATATTAACAAAGAAGCTAAACAAATGAATTATGTAAAAGATTTAAAAAAATCTGTTGAACATGGTAAGAATGGGACACAAAAATATGTTATAAAGGAAGGTGAGAATAAAGGAAAAATAGTATGATTGTTGAGTCTATAGTGGCCCTGTTAATGTTTGTGAATGGAGAGATTAAAGAACATCTTATTCAACCTTCAATGGCACAATGCTTACGTGGAAAGCGTGAGGCAGAGAGACAGTACAGCGAAACTGTATCCTACAAATGCTACAAGGGTAAAGCTAACACAGAAATATATCAAGGCAGAAAAAGTGTAAAATCTTTAATTCTTGAATAATGGCTTATTTGAATGTAAACATTCCACCAGTTTATTGTCAAATAAGGAGGGAGTATTTATATGATCTCAAAGAAAATAAAGGACAGCTTCGTGACTGTGTTATCTTTGGTATGGCTTCCATTCCAGGTCGTTCACTACTATTTCACATTATGCTTCCGAATGGTGCCTGTTACTGGCGTTTACCAATATCTGCTTTCGTTCAAAAAGGATTTGATATTAAACAAGTTCCGGATATGGAATTACACGAACTTGAACTTTGGAATTGTTTTAGTTATTGGCCTAGTGTTCATAAGTTTGATTGGTTGGCTGGTTTAGATGGAAAATTTATGGGGATTGATAAAAAATTTCATCACGGACGTTATTTATTTACTATTGATTGGGCCCATCCTGACACTAATATATTGGACGTGGAACACTCTGAAATTCCTCAAGAACATAAGTGTGCGCATATATTGGCTCTTAATAACGGCAATTTTGCAGCTCAGCCTAATAATCGTATTTTGTGGCACGTTAATAGCTATACTACTGATAACGATTGGCCTGACTATAAAGTACAAACTACTTACTGGGATGCGGAAAATTCTGACCTTATAACAGAAGATTCAGATAATATGTTTTACGAAGTTAATTTAAAAAAAGATCCAAAAAGAACATATGAATCATACAAAGATTATGCTACAGACAAATCTTATGAAAATGAATAATGTCATTTTATATATTCAATAACTTTTTAGAAAAAGATTTTTACAAGCAAATATCTGAGGATATTAAAAGTGAAAACATTCCTTGGTATTTAAGAAACAGTAAAGGTGTTGCTGGAAAAACTTATTTTACTTTTTGTTATTATAATAACAACCAACCACAACATGATTTATATTATAAACATATTCAACCTTTATTAGATAAATTAAAGGTTTTATCATTAATACAAGTAAGATCTAACTTAACATTTAAAAATAATGAGAGTATTGAATCAGCTTATCATACAGATTATAATTCAAGTAAAACAATTACAGGAATATTTTTTTTAACAACTTGTAATGCTAAAAATGTTTTAAAAATAAATGGAGAGGAAATTATTATAGATAACTTTGAAAACAAAATGTTACTATTTCCTACAAATATAGAACACAAAGTAATTTATCAAACAGATGTCGATGAAAGGTATATAATAAATTTTAATTTTTTACAGGAAGGATAACATGGAACTTACACGTAATTTTACTCTAGAAGAATTAACCAAATCGGACACAGCAATTCGTAAGGGTATCAACAACAACCCAAACGCAGAACAGATTGAAAAACTAAAAGTATTGTGTGAAAAAATTTTACAACCAGTACGTGACCACTTCGGCAGGGTAAAGGTGACCAGCGGTTTCCGTAGCCCAGAGCTGTGCCAAGCCATCGGTAGCTCACCAAATTCACAGCACGCGCGTGCGGAGGCGGCCGATTTTGAAGTTGTAGGTGTGGATAATTGTGAGCTTGCAGATTGGATACACAGAGAGTTGGAGTGGGATCAATTGATCCTCGAATACTATACTCCTGGTGAACCTAACTCGGGGTGGATACATTGTAGCGTAACAGAAGGCATGGATAGAAAACAATTTTTACATGCGTATAGAGAAGAAGGTAAAACAAAATACAAACCAATACTAGGTAAAGCAAAAGAAATATTTGTGTGATAATATATTACAAAGTTCCTAACTTTGAACAAATAAAAAGTAATATTATTAATTTAATTTACAAGATACCTGAGACTCCATATGTTGAAGGTACAAATAAAATATCTCATACTGACTATAAACATGAAGATAATAAAAAGGAGTATGTAAATTTTTTTATCAAAAATATACTTCCAGATTATCATAATAATTTAAGAAAAAAACTAGGGGTAAATACCATACATATATCTAATTTGTGGTTTCAAGTTTATAGGAAGGGAGATTTTCATGGAAGACATACACACGAAAAAACTCATTTTACTAACGTATTTTATATTAATCTTCCTGATAAAAAATTAACCACAAGAATTAATAAACCCCAGCAACAGGTGTTAGATATAGAAGAGGGCACTATTGTTACTTTTCCAGGCTACTTTGAACACGAATCCCCAGTAAATAATAGTAATCAAGAAAAAATAATAATTTCCTTTAATATTGATATTCACTCATATCTAGATTAAGCCAGTAAATAATGATACAATTCAATAAATTGTATATTCGGAGGAAACATGTCACTAAAACTTAAGGTAAAAAAAGCAGCTATGGGTCGTGCTATGTTTAGACAATCTACGTCTAAAGCTCCTGGAAAAGCTCAAAAACAAGATGATTATGTTGGAAGTTACATTAAATCTGAAGTTGATGGCAAGTATATATCAAACAAAAGCTATGAAAATTATTATGGCGAATTCTTAAAAGGGTTAAACTAATGTACAAAAAACAAATGATGTTAGGTGGTCTATTAAGAATTAAAGGTATGAGACAAATGATTAAGTCTAAACCATATCAAGCTGAAAGAAAACTAGCTATGAAAGAAACAGCAAAAGCATATAAAAAAAATGCAAGTGCAACTAAGGATAAAAAGTTTTTAAGAGGTTTACAAAAATTAGATACACAAAGAGCAAAGACATCTAAACTTTTAGATATGTCACAATTCCTTGTTAAAGAAGCTAGAACAGCTGGGAGAAAAGATATGACAAAAGTTGGTAGAGGAATAAGAAGAGGTGTTGTCGATTATGGTAGAAACATTTCTAGAAAAGCAAAAGCTATGATTCATAGAAAAACACGAAAGAAAAAATTAAACTAATATGGCAACATCAGGAACTACAGCATTTAATTTAAATATTGATGACATCATACAAGAAGGTTATCAAAGATGTGCAATAACAACTACAAAAGGTTATGATTTAAAATCAGCAAGAAGAAGCTTGGATCTTTTATTTGCCGAGTGGGGTAATAGAGGTATTCATTTATGGAAAGTAGATTTGCATGAAGTTAGTTTAGTATCGGGACAAGCCGAGTACAGTGTATCTTCTAATGTAAGCGATGTTTTAGAAGCTTTTGTTTCATCAACTTTGACAGCAGCAGACAATGCCAATACACAAGATATATCTTTAACAAAAATAGATAGATCTGCATATGCAGCTCTACCTAATAAATTAGCTACAGGACAACCATCACAATACTACGTACAAAGACATACGACACCAAAAATTTATTTATATCAAGCACCTAATTTAAACACATACACTGTTCTAAAATACTATGTCATTAAAAGAATTGAAGATGCTGGAGCATACACAAATGATTCAGATGTTGTTTACAGATTTTTACCATGTATGTGTGCTGGCTTAGCATACTATTTAGCAATGAAAGTATCGCCACAATTAGTACAACAAAACAAATTAATTTATGAAGATGAATTGAAAAGAGCATTAGATGAAGATGGTCAGAGAACATCTACTTATCTAACGCCACAATCATTTTATCCTACTGGAGTTTAATTATGGGAAAATATGCAACAGGAAAAAGATCACAAGCGATTTCTGATAGATCAGGAATGGCATTTCCATATACTGAAATGGTTAAAGAATGGAATGGTTCTCTTGTTCATATATCTGAGTTTGAACCAAAGCATCCTCAAATAAGAAGAAGACAAGCAGTTTCAGATGCAATAGCATTACAAAATGCAAGACCAATGAGATTTCAACAACCAACTGTAGAATTTCAAAATGATGTTACATCATCAAATTCTGGTGGTGCATCTGTTGGTGTTGCTAATCTTTCTTTACCAGGAAGTTTTGCATTTAAAACACAAGATATTGAAGTAACTACAAACGGGATTACAACTACTCAACATAGTATGATTCCTGAAGATCCTTCTTTGCAAAATAGAAGAAGACAAGCAAATTTCTTAGTCGGATCAGTGGAGGTTAGTATTACATAATGGCTATTACACATGCAAATTTTTTAACACAAGTAAGAAACTATACAGAAGTAAGCAGCACTGTTTTATCTGATTCTCAAATACAAGAATTTATTAGAAATGTAGAATTAGATGTTGCAGGTAAGGTGGATTATGATGACTTGAGAAAGTATGCTAATTCAAATTTTACTGCGAGTAATCGTGCAGTAACTTTACCTTCAGATGTTTTAGTTTTGAGATCTATTGAACATATTGCTTCTAACGGCACAAGAACTTTTTTAGAAAAAAGAGACACTAGTTTTATATCTGAATATAACGGATCTGGAGCTACAGGAACTCCTAAATATTATGCAAATTGGGATGATTTTAACATTATTGTTGCTCCTACGCCAACTGCTGCTGATACAGTTCAAATAAATTATATCAAAGATCCACCAAATTTTACTTCAACAAATAATACCTTCTTATCAACATATCAAGAATCGATGCTTTTACACGGTGTCCTAGCTGAGTGTTTTAGGTTTTTAAAAGGACCCATGGATATGTACAAATTATATAATGATAAGTATAATGAAGAAACACAAAATTTTGCTTTACAACAAATGGGCAGAAGAAGACGTGGGGAGTATGACGATGGTGTACCAAGAATGAAAGTAGCTGTCCCAACTCCTAACACAACTTATTAAGGAGAAAACTATGGCTATAACAACTAATGCAATTTGTGATTCTTTTAAAAAAGAATTACTGCAAGGAAAACATGATTTTGATACATCATCAGATACTTACAAACTGGCAATGTACACAAACTCTGCATCACTAGGTAAGTCAACAACTAACTATACAACTGGAAACGAAGTTTCTTCACCATCAGGTTACTCTGCTGGCGGAAAAGCTCTTGTTAATCAAGGTGTAAAAGTTTCATCTTCAGTAGCGATTACTGATTTTGCTGATTTATCATTTGTAGGTGTTACACTTACTGCAAGAGGAGCATTAATTTATAATACTACAACTGATGGTGGTTCTAACACTACTGATGCAGTTGCTGTATTAGATTTTGGCGGTGACAAGACTGCAACGTCTGGAACATTTACAATTCAGTTCCCTGCGTTCACAACATCTGCTGCTATATTAAGATTATCATAATCTAAGGTCCTGGAGCTATGGCAGACGTAAATTTTACAGTCACAGTAGCTTCAGGAAACCTATATGGTGGAGGAACTGGAAACGTCTATTACATAGATGGAGCTAGAAATTCCTCTGGTCCAGGCACTATAACTTGGGAGCCTGGACAAAGTTATAGATTTGAACAAAGTGATAGTTCAAATGACGGACATCCTTTAATATTTTCATCTACAGAAAATGTAGCACAATATTTAACATCAGGTGTAACTTACTATCTTGATGGTGCATCTAATTATGCAGCTTACACAAATAACACAACTTTTAACGCTGCAACTACTCGATATGTTGAAGTAACACCCACATCGGCTACTAGTTTTTATTACCTTTGTTACTATCATGGAATTGGTATGGGTGGCCTAATGGATAGGGCTACCACTGATACTTATGCAGTGACAGTTGCAAGTGGTGATCTATATGGAGGCGGTACTGGTAACGTTTTTTATTTGGACGGTGTTAGAAATTCCACTGGCCCCGGAACTGTTTCTTGGGTTAAAGGTGGCACTTTAAGATTTGATCAAACAGCTTCCTCTAATGATGGACACCCTTTAATTTTTTCAACCAATACTAGCACATCAGGTATAATATCTTCAAATGTTACTTATTTTCTAGATGGTGCTAGCAATCAATCAGACTATACCAACACAACAACTTTTGATGCTGCAGACGTAAGGTATGTAGAGGTTGTTCCACAATCACAAACTGATTTTTATTATTTGTGTTATGTGCATGGAATTGGTATGGGAGGTATTTTTGATATTACTTCTACAACTTGGGGTGCATTAAATTGGGGTGAAGGTTTATGGGGTGAATCAGGAAACATGGATGTTTCAGTTACTGGAATATCTATGGCATCGAATATTGGTGCATTACAATCTGTAACAGGTGGTGTTGACCAAGATGCAACCGCACAAACTTTATCTTTTTCACAAGGAACAACTGTTGCTGGTACTTCAGCATTAATAGAAAATCCAGGACCTGTAACTGCATCAATCGGAGTAGGTCAGGTAATAATAGGTATTGGTGCTGCTGCTTCTGGAATGCAACTAGCATCTGCTATTGGAGCTGCAACTGTAGATGAATCAACTTTAACAGGAGCAGGTTGGGGTAGAGCAGCTTGGGGAGAATTTGCATGGGGTGTAAATTATTCTGTTGCTGTTACTGGTCAAACTTTAGCATCTGCTATTGGAGAAGAAACCGCATTTACAGATGTAACTGTAAATGTAACAGGCCAACAATTAACAGCAACACAAGGTTTAATCTCTCTTCAAGGAGATTTTGGTATTGTAGTTTTTGCTGCTGAAGATCAATTGGATGGGGTGGTTGGAAGCACGACTGTAGCTGCAGGTGCTACTGTTGATGCCACAGGAATTTCTTTATCTGGTTCAGTTGGTCAAGTAGTTCCTGAACCTAAATTTATTCAAGTAGTAACAGGAATACAAGCCACATTTACTATAGGTACAACAACTTTAGAACAAACAACGACTGAATCAGTTACTGGTCAAACTATGACCATGACCCTAGGAGAAGAGGGACAAGCATCTAAATATGACGTAACAGGCTCTGCAATGGCTAGTTCTATAGGTTCTGTAACTGTTGTAGGTGGAGCAGGAATTGATGTTACAGGTATCCAAATGACAGCTACAGTGGTATCACCTAATATCACAGCTTGGCAAGAGATAGATTTAGGTGTATCAAATACTTGGACAGAGGTTGATTTGGCAGCATGATGAAGGTATAATTAACACAATTTAGGAGAAAAATTTTATGACATCTAGTTATTCATCTGATTTAAAACTCGAACTAATGGTAACCGGTGAAAACGCTGGTACATGGGGAGATAAAACAAATACAAATTTAAATTTAATACAACAAGCTGTTGCTGGATTTGAGCAAGTAACATTATCAAGTGGTGGAACTTTAGCTTTAGCAATGAGTGATGGTGCTGCGTCTAACGCAAGAAACATGGTAATTAAATTTGCTACAGCATCTATCGCTGCAAGCACAGTTTGTACTATACCAGACTCAATAGAAAAATTTTACATATTCGATGCAACAGGTTTAACTAATCCTACAAACCTTACAATTAAAACTGCATCAGGATCAGGATTTACATTAGACCAAGCAAAAATTTATGCTGCTTATTCTGATGGTACAAACTTAAAAGAAATTTCATTAGATACACTAGGCGGAACAGTTGCTGCTGCAAATATTACTGGAACAATTGCAACATCACAAATTGCTGATGATGCTGTTACTTTTGCTAAAATGCAACACACAACTACAGCCAACAGAGTTTTAGGTGCTGCTTCTGCTGGAGCTATTGGAGAAGTACAAGTTGCAACTGATATGATTGCAGATGATGCTGTATCCGCAGATAAACTTGCTAACACTGCTGTTTCAGCTGGATCGTATACAACTGCTGATATTACTGTAGATGCTCAAGGAAGAATTACTTCTGCTGCATCAGGTGCGGCAGGTGGAGGAATGAATCAACTTTTAAGTAAACAAGGACCTGCTTCAGGAACTTTAGCAGCAGATTCTGCTTCAACAGAATTATTAATTTATGGCTGCTCTGGTGGCGGAGGAGGAGGAGGGGGTGCGCCAAGGCATAACCCTAACTCTGGTGGTGCTGGTGGAAAAGGTATATTTGGATTTTATGAAGCTCCTATAAGTGCTCCATTTTCACAACCTTATGCTGTTGGAGGCGGTGGCCCAGGCGGAGGCCAAGGTGGATATAGTGGGGGAACGGGAAGTGCCGGAGGCACAACTTCTATTACAAACGTTATGAACCTCAACGGAGGAAACGGTGGAAATGGCGGAAGTAACTATAACAATGGTAGTGCCGGAAGTAATGGAACAGCTTCAGCTACAGATCTAGAAGACTCACAAGTTGCTGGTGGTGAAAATCCGTTAAGATTTATGAGTGATAATTTTGGATCAAGCAGTCCAGGTAGTTCAGGTAATGCAAATGCTGGTTCACCTGGTTGTTTAATAGTTTTTGAAAGGTAATAATTATGGCTAAATATGGAATTTTTGAAAAAGATCATAAGTATCTCGGTTTTATTGCAGAGTCTGAAACGGAGAGAGATCATATTTTATTTTTTAATAATACTTTTATAGCTGTTGAAATGACAGATGATCAATTTAACAAAGCAGGTTTTCAAGAAAAAGTTTATACAATAGATAATAGTAATGCGATTGTTGAGTCAGATTTTGATACTGGATTTTCAGTATGTGATGATCTTGCAGGAGTTAAATCAGACGCAGAAGGTAAAATAGAAATATGGACACGACAGATTGATAATTATATTGTTAAAAAAGAAGCAACAGACGTATCTACTTGGGAGACTTTTAAAACGAAATTAAACGAAGTAGATATTGATAATGCAGGTCTTTCTTTTCCTACAGGCAAATCATTTATGAAATGGTTTAGTGAACAATCTGGAGTTCCTGCAAAAAAAGCATTGCAAATTCCTGTCCGTTAAATATAAATCCATGAATGAGTCTTATAGATTTTTCTATTCATAAAGATTTAATTGATATAAAAGAAATTAGACCAAGACCAGCTAAACATTTTTTACCTGATTGGTATAAGAAAATACCTAAATATACTTGGCCAGGAGAGAACATTAGAGGCTGTATGCCTTTTTTAGATGGTATTTCTGCAGGTTATATTTTACCTCTACCACAAGATATTAAAATAGTTTTTAACAAATATAACGAAAAAACTAAAAAAGAAGATGTCTTTATTGGATACTCATCTAATCATATGCATCAAAGAGATCCTCAAGAATATTGTAAAGAATTAAATATTAATTTTGGTGAAGCTGCAGTGCATGGATTACAGCAATTAGGCGGAGAGTCATCTTTTCCTGTTAAAAAAAATGGTGGTTTTAATATTTTAAAGTTATTAAACCCATGGAAAATTAAAACTCCTGCAGGTTATTCATGTTTATTCATTTCTCCTATTTTAAATGAAAATGATTATTTTCATATAATAAGTGCTATTGTAGATACAGATACTTATGAGGATAAAATAAATTTTCCATTTTTAATTAACAAAGATAAATATGAAACATTTGAAAAAAAATTTAATGCAGGCTTACCATATGTACAAGTCATTCCTTTTAAAAGAGATGATTGGCAACACAAAATTTCTAAAGAAAAAGTAAATAAAAATTTTATAAATAAATTAGTATTAAAATTTATAAATCGTTATAAACAATTAGCATGGTCTAGAAAAAAATGGATGTAAAAGATTTAATATATATAAAAGATAATGTTCTTCCAATTGAAGCATTGTCCTCTTTAATAAAATGGATAAACCATAAAGATGAAAAATTTGTTAAATCAAGAGTTGTTTCAAGTCATGGAAAAGAAGACGCATTAGATGAAAAAATTAGAAAAGTAGAAAATTTTACTTTGTTGCAAAACTCAAAATCAATGACAGAAGTACATTGGGCAAATTATTTATTACATAATTTTATGCAACACATAAATTATTATCAAGCTGATTTTAAAATGAATTGTTCTATAGAAGGTATTATTGAAATAACAGTTTTAAAATATGAAAACTCAGGACACTACTCTTATCATACTGATCACTGTAGAAAGCATCCTAGAACTTTATCAATAATATTTTTACTTAACAATGATTACGAAGGTGGCGAATTAGTTTTTGGTTCAGTAGACAAACAACAAGAAATTATGAGAGTGAAAAAAAATGCAAACAGGTTAATTTTATGGCCAAGTAATTTTGTTTATCCACATAAGGTTGAACCAGTAACTAAAGGTAGAAGGTATTCAATAGTTTCATGGTCACTATAAAAGATTTAAAATATAAAGTTGTTAAAAATTTTCTTACTAAAGAAGAAACAGAATTAGGTGTTAAATATAATATACATAGGCATAGAAACAATACGACAGATTTTGCACCTACTCAAAGTAATAATAGAGATACGTGTTATTATGGTGATCCTCTAACTGATGCTTTGCTTTATAACAAGATAGACTTAATGGAAAAAGAAACTAATTTAGAATTGTTTCCAACCTACTCTTATTCTAGACTTTATACATATAATGCAGAACTTAAAAATCATTTGGATAGACCTTCTTGTGAGGTATCAGTAACAGTTATGTTTGGTAGTTGTGGCACTGAATGGCCTATATACATGGGCGATAAACCAGTATTACTTGAACCAGGAGATGCGTGTATATATCTTGGTTGTGAATTAAATCATTACAGAAAAACTTTTACTGGAGATTGGCACTCTCAAATGTTTTTACATTACGTTGATAAAAATGGTCCTAATGCTGAGTGGAAATACGATAAAACACCACCTCTTTTTGAACTAGGCTAAAGTTTATTTTCACACAATAAAATGGTATAATTTCGAATGCCTTTAACAAATGTATTAATACAACCAGGATTTAACAAACAAGTAACTGAAGTTGGCGCAGAAGGTCAATGGACAGATGGAGATTTTGTAAGGTTTAGATACGGACTACCAGAAAAAATAGGTGGCTGGGAAGAAATATTAGCAAGCACATTAGTAGGAGCTGCAAGAGAACAATTTACTTGGGCAGATTTAGATGGAAGAAGATATGCTGCTATAGGAACAAACAAACTATTAGTTATTTATTATGAAGGATCTTTCTACGATATAACTCCATTAGACACAGCTCTTACAGGTTGCACTTTTGATACAGTTAATACAAACGCGACTGTGACTGTAAATAAAGCAGCACATGCATTAGAGCCTGGAGATTTATTTACATTTACCTCTGTTACTCCTCCTACAGGAGCAGGTTATACAGCAGCAGATTTTGAAACAAATACATTTCAAGTAGTAACAGTGCCTGACATCGATACGTTTACTATTACAATGGCTAGCGCAGCAGGGACAACGGTCAACGGATCAGGGGCAGCGACTGTAAATCCTTATGTAAAAATAGGAAACCTTTCACAAACTTATGGGTTTGGTTGGGGTACTGGACTATGGGGTGGTGGACAATCTGTATTTGGAACTTTAAACGGAAGTTTAAATGATGACACTGCTGGAACAGGAGGATCTGGAACATCCATAACTCTTGCATCAACGACAGGATTTCCAACAACAGGGACTATAAAAGTTGGAGCAGAATTTATTTCTTACACTGGTATTTCATCAAATGACTTGACTGGTATTACTAGAGCTACTGGAGGAACAAGATCGGCACACTCAAGCGGAGCTGGAGTAGAATACTACACAGGTTGGGGACAAGCATCTTTATCTGCAACTCTAAGTATTGATCCTGCCTCTTGGTCTTTAGATAATTTTGGTCAACAACTTATTGCAACAATCAAAAACGGAAAGTCTTTTTCTTGGAATCCTACTGCTGCAGATCCAAACGCATTACAAACTAGAGCTGTAGTAATTTCAAACGCACCCACTGCTTCTGTAATGTCAATGGTGTCTGACAGAGATAGACATTTATTTATGTTTGGAACAGAAACAACTGTAGGAACACCTAGCTCTCAAGACAAAATGTTTATTAGGTTTTCAGACCAAGAAAATATATCAGATTACACAGCAACCTCAATTAACACTGCAGGTTCTTTTAGATTAGACTCAGGCACAAAGATAGTAGGAGCTGTAAAAGGTAAAGATTATACTTTTGTTTTAACAGATTCTTCTGCATATGTAATACAGTTTATTGGGCCGCCTTTTACTTTCAGTGTAAGACAAGTAGGTTCTAATTGTGGAGCCATTGGTCAACAATCAATCAAATATGTAAACGGAGCAGTTTATTGGATAGGGGAGTCTGGAGGATTTTTTGTATACGATGGTACTGTAAAAGCATTACCATGTCTTGTAGAAGACTTTGTTTTTAAAACTACTGGAACTAATTTAGGTATAAACTATGATGCTGGTGAAGAAGTTTATGCTGGATTAAATCATTTATATGAAGAAATAATTTGGTTCTATGCAAAATCAGGAAGTTCGCAAATAGATAGATGTGTTACTTATAATTATCAAAACCAAACTTGGACAACTGGCTCTTTAGCACGAACTACATGGGTTGATGCATCAGTTTATTCTGCACCTTACGCAACCGAATTTAACTCAACAGCTGTTCCGACATTTCCAACAGTTCAAGGAATTACTAATATTAATGGCGCTACAACTTATTATGCTCATGAAGTTGGAGTAGACCAAGTAGATACTGCTGGTAATAAAACTGCAATACCTGCATTTATACAATCTGGTGATTTTGATTTAACAGTAGGTGGAGATGGTCAGATGTTTATGAGTATGAAAAGATTTGTACCAGATTTTAAAGTAATTCAAGGAGATGCAAGAATAACTATTCTGTTAAAAGATTATCCACAGAACTCAAATGTTTCATCTCCATTAGGTCCATTTACAGTTAATTCATCAACTGATAAGGTTGACACAAGGGCAAGATCAAGATTTGCAAGTTTAAAAGTAGAGAATACCTCTACAGACCAGAATTGGAGATACGGAACTTTTAGAGCAGACATACAACCAGATGGTATGAGAGGATGATAGATAATAACAATATGGGCATAGTCCCTTTAGCAAATGAACAAAATTTAGGAATTCTACCTGAAAGAGGTCCTGTAGAATTACCGAGTCCATTCGAGATTGGTAAAAATATTGCCAAACAAAAAGCTCTTGAAACTATTGGAAGAAAAGTAGGATTACCTGCATTAGGTCAGGTGCTTGGTATGAATAGTTTATATTCTAACCCATTTGGTTTGGCCTTACTTGGCCCTGTTGGTTTAGGTATTGCTGCATTAGGAGGAGGCATAAGAGATAGGTTTATGAACTATAGACAAGCTAAAGAAACAAAGAAAGCTATTCAAAGAGAATCAGTAAGTGATTTACAAGGTAGAATTGACAAAGGAGAATTTGGTTCAAACACTCCTACACCACAAGATGACCGTAGAGGAGGTCAATATTCAGGTGGTTCACAAGGAGGTGGTAGATCAAATGCTGCAAGAAATGCAGGAACGGAAGCTGCACGAGGCGGAGGATTTGGAGGAAGATTACATGGCTAGAGTTGATATTATAATACCTGAACCTTCACCAGAATATACTGAAGAAAACCAAAGACAGATAAATCAATCTTTACGAACGATGCAAGATAAGTTAAACACTTCTTATCAACAAGAATTAAAAAATGAACAAGATGCTTTCAACTACTTTTTAACATGACAATTAGATATAAAAATCAAGGTTTCAAACAAGCAGGCACAGGTAAGACTACGGTGTTTACATGCCCTAGTGATGCAACAGTTATAGTTAAAAGTGTTTATTGTGCAAACAATGATGCCTCCTCTGCTATTTTAGTAAATATGAACTTGGTAGATTCTTCTGATTCAAGCGCAGAATATGAATTTTTTAGAAATGATTTAGCTGCGAAGTCACAAGTAAACGCTACTCCAGAAGGTTTAAATTTAGAAGCAGGTGATGCAATAACAGTAACAGCAGCTACAGGTAGTAATAAAATTCAAGGTGCTATAAGTTATGCTCAAATAGATAGATCACAAGAGAATGGCTAGACAAAAGTTTGTTCACTTTGTACCCAGACCAAAACCTAGGAAGAGGCCCGGTCGTCACACAAAACGATTAAACAAACATGCTAAGAGGTCAGCGAAAAAATACAATCGTCAGGGGAGATGATAGATTTAACAAAATTACAAAACATTGTTGATTCTACAAATATAAATTTGAAAGAATCGGATGTTTTAAATTTTTTAAAGAATAGAAAAAGATGGCCTTTTAAATATCCATGGAATCAACCTACTGTTGAAATATTATCAAATGCTGGTGACTTACAAAGTAATTATTTATTTGATGCAGATTCGTATTTAAATTTTAATAAATGGGAAGAATTATATAATCTAGGATATACATCTGTTGTTTCAAACATATTAGATCTTACAGATGATTTGAGAATATTACAAAAGAAACTTTTTTATGAAACAGGATTAAATATTACTGCTAATTTTTATTTTTCTAAACCAGGACAACAAGCAAGTTTTGATGCGCATAAACATTCTTATGATGTTATTGTTAAACAAATTTATGGAGAATCTACTTGGACTATAAATAATAAGTCTTTTGTTTTACAATCTCAAAAGTCTTGTATTGTACCTAAAAATAGTGTACATCAAGTCTTAGATAAGAATGTAAAAAAATTATCTTTAACAATTAATATTGAGTAAATTATGAACGATATACCAAAGATACCTGCAGAGGCTACAGAGATTATCAAACATAAGAGAACTGGAAAAGTATATGCTAGCAAAGCTGAGTTTGATTCTGATGTTGCTGATCCCAACACTGATACTACTGCTGATGATTTTAGGCAAGACTTGGAAATCAAAGTAACTAAAGTTTCTATAGGTGCACATACAAAAGAGTAAATGAAATTTATTTTCAAAGAGAGAGGAATAGATATAAAACTTTCTTGGAAAGAAAGACTTACAATTTGTTTCAAAGGTCTTCTATCTTTTAATAGATTAGAAAGTTATAAACTAAATGCTTCTTTCATGAAGATTCTTGCCGATAGTACCAAAAAATATGGTGACTCAAATGAACATGGTCCAATAGATCCTGACAAAGAAAATCAATCTGGATGATAAATGTTATTGATGATTTTTACGATTTAGATTCTCTAGGTTTAGTATTAGTTAATTTTCTTAATTTACATTTTCAACCGAACCACGAACCTCATGCAAGTTATTTTGGAGGTGATAGATTATTGGGATATCCAACAAATGAGACAAACGTTTTTAAAGATGAAGGCGAACAATCTCCTTTTAGACTTTTTGAAAAAACATTTATAAAAAAAACAAATATAAAACCACTTAAAATAAAAACTTTTTTTAGAAAGACATCTTTAGATGAATGTAAAAAATCACCTTCTTGGAAACAATACAAACCTCACAAAGATCCAAAACATTTTGATTTAGCAGGCATTGTTTATTTTAACGCTAATACATTGAGGGATGGCACTTACATTTTTAATAAAGCAGAAGATTTTGAACCTACTATAATTGTAGGCTCTAAATACAACAGATGTGTTTTCTATAATTCTCAGATTGATCATTCACCCTCTATGGAACAAAGTGTAAATGAAAGGTGGACACAACCTTTTTTTATTGTATACAAAGAAGAAACTCTAAAACTTTATGAAAATAGAACCTAGAGGCGCAACTGAAATACAACATGAACTTTTAAATAAACATGTTCCAAAAGATTTATTAGACAAATTTCAGATTTGCACGTCCATACCCGGCAAAGTTCCGTTAGACCCAAATAAAATAAATATACTTTGGCAAAAGAATTCATACGACCAACCTAACTTACAATTCTTTTTTCAAAACAAAGAAAGATTTAATGAGTACGATTGGTATGTGTTTAACTCAAATTGGACATTAGAGAAATTTAGATATTTTTTTCAAGTTCCCGAAGACAAATGTGTAGTAATTAAAAATGGTTGTGCACATTTTCCTGAGAGAAAAATATATAAAAAAGGTGATCATATAAAAATTATTCATCATTGCACACCTTGGAGAGGTTTGAATGTTTTGTTGCTAGCCATGCAATTAATCAAAAATAAAAACATAACATTAGATGTGTATAGTTCTTGTGAAGTTTATGGTTCTGAGTTTATGGAACAACATGGTAAAGAATTTACTGGACTATTTAATCAAGCAAAAGAATTACCCAATGTAAATTATATTGGACATAAACCACATGAATATATCCTAGAACATATGTCTGATTATAATATGTTTGTTTATCCGTCTATCTTTGAAGAAACGTTTTGTGTTTCTGCTCTTGAAGCATTATCTGCAGGATTGCATGTTATTACAACTAACTTTGGTGCGTTGCCTGAAACTTGTTCTGAGTGGCCTGTTTATGTAAATTATACAAAAGACCATGAACTGTTAGCAAGTGTAACTGCAGGAGCTATAGACGTAGCAGCTGGTTATTTGCATGAATCTTACATACAAGAACATTTAGATGAACAACAAAAGTTTTATAAGAGATTTTACAACTGGAATAAAAAAGGTTTAGAATGGAAACATTTCTTAGAAGGAGCATTAAATGTCAAACGATAAATATATAAATGAAGATACGTACCAAACACTAAGTGAGGTAAAAGTAGAAGCTCAATCTAGTTTTGAAAAAGCTATTAAACCATTATGGAAAACGGACACCGGACAATTTAGAGTAGATGAAGAAACAAGTCCTTACGAAATATTTGTAGGAACTCCTGTTCACAGTGAAGTTTCTATTCATTACACACAAGCATTGATAGAATTTCAACAACAGTGTTTTTTAAAAAAGATGAAAGTATCATTTCACTTGATGAAATCATCATTAGTAACACAAGGTAGAAATCTTTGTGTTGCTGGTTTTTTAGAATCTAAAGCAACTCATCTATTGTTTGTTGACTCAGATATATATTTTCAAGCTAAATCAATCTTCGCTATGCTTGAAGCAGACAAACACGTAATTTCAGTTCCTTACCCTTTAAAAACTTTAATGTGGGATAAGGCTTTTAGAAAAATGCAAGAAGGAAAAATAAAAGAACCAGATGATATTAGAAAAGCTTTACATACTTATCCAATGAAAGTTCCTGATGCAAAAGATATTAAGGTGCAGAAAGGTGTTATGGAAGTAACTGATGCTCCTACAGGATGCATGTTAATCAAAAGAGAAGTAATTGAAAAAATGATAGAAAAGTATCCTGATAAAGAGATTGTACAAAAGACTGTTATTAATGGTAAATATGTCAATAAACCTAATATGTGGAATTTTTTTGACACACTTCATGACCCTAAAGAAAAAACCTACAATGGTGAAGACTTTGCTTTTTGTAAATTATGGAGAGACTTGGGTGGTAAATGCTACGCTTATATCACTGATTCTATCGTGCATGTGGGAGAACACCAGTATCAAGGTAAGTTCTATGATGAGTTGATATTACCTAAGTAAAATGGTAATATTCAATATTTAAGATCTTAAAAGGAGAATTTTACAAATATGAATCCACTGGCATTAATACCATACGCGTTAGCGGCTTACGGTGGTTATCAAGGATATAGACAAGCAAGAGATTCAGGAGCTAGTGGTATAGGACAATTACTAGGAACCGCGACTGGAGCTTATACTGGCTATTCATTAGGTAACATGGTTCCTGGTGTTCCACAACCTCAAGCAGCTTTTCAATTACCAAAAGGTCCAGGAAGAAATCCTATGGCTCAATATGGTACACAAGCAGCAAGCCAAGTGCCTGTAGCTACAAGCGCAGCGGAACTTGCAAAAGCTCAAACAGCAGATAGATCAATAGCAGATATTTTATTTAGAAAAAAAAATCCAGCAGATGGATATGATCCTTTAAAAATTTCTGCACTAGCTGGAGGTATACCTCTTGCATTAGGTGCATTCAATCAAGCACCTGTAGATGTTTATCAACCTACATACAATCTTGCTTACGGAGAATTTGCACAAAAAAGACCAAACTTTAAATATATAGATGCAACAACAGGACAAGAAAAAGAATATGAAAAAGTTTACATACCAGAATCAGATCCTGCAAACAAAGGTGACTTAAGAATGGGTCCTTACGCAATGAGTAAAACAAGACTTAGAACTGGTGGACTTGCAGAAATAAAAAAATTTAATGAAGGTGGTATAAACTATCTTCCATCAAAAATGACTCACGATGAAAACGATGCTAATAATTATATAAGAGCATCGGGTTATGTCGAGGACGGAGCAGGAGTAGGTGATAAAGACGAGGATACAATGTTAGCTCAATTAGCAGACGGAGAGTTTGTAACAAGAGCAGATGGAGTATTAGGTGCTGGAATCATTGCTGGAGCAAATCCAAATAGCATGAAAGACATGAGAGAAAAAGGTGCCGATTACTTCTATGAACAACAAAAAAGATACAAACGTGTATTTGATTTATTGAAGGAAAAAAATGGCATCAGCGAACAAAAAAAGAATTAAACCTTTAGTTAGTGTTCTCCCAATAGAGCCAAAGGATGTTGAAAGATTTTGGCCATTGATGGAGTTTATGATTTCAGAAGCATTAGTATTTTCTGGTAAGTATGCAGATGCTGAATGGGTTTTTAGAGAATTAAAAAAAGATGTAATGCAATGTTGGATTATGTTTGGTTCAGACGAACAAGAAGAAAATAAAGTATTTGGTGTTTGTATTGGTAGGATAGCAGTTCTACCAAATTATTCACAATATGAAATAGTTATCTGCACAGGTAAAAGAAGAGAACTTTGGGAGGATAATTTAGTAAATGAAATAACTAATTTTGCAAAGCATAACAATTGTAAAAGATTAAGTATAATGGCTCGACCTGGTTGGGAAAAAATATCAAAACAATGGGGTTGGAAAAAGAAACACGTTCAACTAGAGAAATGGATATAATATGAGTTTTTTTGGAGGAGGAAGTAGATCAGCAGCACCATCAACACCGTCTACTCAAACACAGTTTTTGAGAGAAGCTCCTGGTATAGAGGAAAGAAAAATAGAGTTGATGGATATCGCAAGACAGGTTGCACAACAACCTGTTAACTTACCTGCAGTTCAAGCAGCTGGTGCAGGTTCTCTAGAACAATTAGGATTTACTCAAGCGGGAACTACAGGCATAGGTGCTCCCACAGTTCAACAAGGTATTGCACAAATTCAAGGTGCTGCAGCTCCTGTTGGCCAAGCACAGATAAATCAATTTTTAAATCCATATCAATCATATGTGACTGATGAAATTGCAAGACAAGGTCAAATAATGCAAAATCAATTAGCAGCTCAAGCAGTTGGGTCAGGTGCATTTGGTGGTGCAAGAGAAGGTGTACAACAAGCAGAATTACAAGCACGAACACTTGATGCGATGGGTAGAGCAAATGCGATGGGCTTTGGCTCAGCTTTGGGTGCTGCACAAAGACAACAACAAGTAGGTTTGGCTGCAGGTCAACAGCTTGGTAATTTAGGTGCAGGTCAACAGCAAATGGCTCAAAGAGATATTCAAACATTAATGGGTGCAGGCGGAGTTCAAAGACAACTTGCTCAACAAGCATTAGATGCTCAAAGAGCTACTACTTTACAACAACAATATGAACCTTACCAAAGAGCAGAATTCTTAGCTAATCTTTATGCTGCTGGACCTAAAACACAATCTGGTGTTACTATGGGAACTACACCATCTACAAGTCCTTTAGCACAAGCAGTAGGAACAGGTATAGGAGCATTCGCAGCTTATCAAGGCTCACAACAAACAAATAATTAGGAGAAACATGTCTATTAATAAAATTTTAAACAGACCAATGTTTCGAAGCCAAGCTTTAAAAAAAGGTCATCTAAAACCAATAAGAGCTCAATTAGGACAAATGGTTGGACCAACGATGACTATAAGTCAAGCTACAAATCCAAGAAGACTTCCAATGGTTGTTCCACAACCAAAAGCACCTGGAATGTTTAGAAGAGGATTTGGAGCTATTGGACAACTTCCTTTTCTAATTGGTTCTGACATTGCTTACAATGCATTGGAAAGATCAGATCCTGAAGGAAGACTTTCAACTCCTGTTAAAATAGGAGCATCTGGTCTTGCAGGATTGGCTGCAAACTATGGTGCAGCAAGAATAGCTCCTTCATTAATGGGTCTTGGTTTAGGACCAGGACTAGTTGGTTATGGTGTTTATGCAGGTTTAGATAATAGAATTAGAGCAGGTATTGAAGAAAGAAAAAGAATTAATGCCATGTCTCCTAAAGAACGTGCAGAATTTTCAAGACAAAATAGATTAAAAGCAACTGATATTATGAGTGAAGGAGTTAGTGATCAAGAATTATTTGGTAAATTTGTTCCTAAACCACCAACACCAAAAGAACCAAAGGAAAGAGTAAAGGTTGAAGGTAAACCCGGATCTGGAAGACCAGGCTTTAATAGATTAACAGAACAAGATAATGAATCACAAATTGTAAAAGGTGATGTAGATATTAATAAAGTAGTAGAGAATAATACAAATCAAGGAGTAACTTCAGATGAAGGATTTGTTAATACAATCAAGGTTGCAAAAAAGAAAGAACCTCAATCTGAAAATCAAGTAGGTGCAGCTGGTGATGAGGATAAAAAAGCAAATGCAAAAGTAATTTCTACAACTGACAGTAAACTTGATGCTCCAGGTAAAATAAAAGCAGCAGATGGCACTGAAGTTAATTCAGAGGTTATTGATCTAGCACGTAAATATAGAAAAGAATTAATGGCAGGTCAAAAATCACAAGCTAAACTTGTGTTCTTGTCTAATCTTGCATCAGGATTAATGTCAGGAACTACAACAAAAGGTGGCTTAGGTGGTGCGTTAGAAGTATTTGGTAAGGCATTAGGTCCTGCAGTAAACAATTATGCAACTATCAAACTTAAAGAAAATGAAATGGAAAATGAGTTTATGTCTGATGCATTAGAATTAGCACAAGATGAAATATCAGCAAGAAATGATTTATTAGAAGGTGGTTCAGGATTAGAATTTGAAAAATATGGAGTAATACAATTTACTGACGCAAACGGACGTTTAAGAAATGTAACTGGTGGCTTATTAAAAGATGGTACATACGTTATTGCAAGACCAGGAGAGATAAATGCAAATGGAAGACAAGTATTTGCACCAGTAGCAGCAGGAACCTTTGACAGATTCTTACCTGGTGATTATGCAACAGAAGAACAAGGTAAAACTTTAAGAAACTTATCAGGTAAATACAAAGCTCTTAACTTAGGTCAATCTACAATACAAATTTTACAAGATGCTGAACAAATGGACAAAAAATTTGCTGGTCCAGTTGGTCGTTTAAATTTATTCACTACACGATTAGGTGATGCAATGAGTGACTTAAATTTGAACATGTTCAATAGTAAGGAAGAGGGAGAAGCTTATATTCAAGAAATGAAAAATACTTTCAAACGAGACCTTATTGCTGAAGGTATGAATGAAAAAGAAGCAGATAAATTCCTTGAAAAGAATTTTGGAAGCACAGATACACTATTTAAAAATACATTAAAACAATTAGGTGTCTATAAAGATCAAACTGATGCAGCCAATCTTGAGAGATTAGCTATTAACGAAACAGTTTTAACTTACGCACTTGCAAACTCATTGAAAGATAAAGATAGATTGACACAAAAAGATATTCAAATGGCAAAAGACCTTGTTAATGTTTTCCCATTCTTAAGAGGTCAAAAACAAGTTATCAAATCTCTTGAGGCTGTTAACGAAACTATTTTAGCTGATATAAAAAGACTAGAAGATGATTATCAATTTGCTTTTGGTGGTGACTCATCAACGATTGACAGATACAGAGTTCAATATGGTGTTTTGGATAGTAATGTAGACCCAGCTACTGTTTTACAAAACCCATTCAAAGATTTAAGCACAGATGAATTGTTGGAGAACTTCTAATGGCAACAACTTTACAAGAACTACAAAAAAAATTAGATGATAAATCATTAAATCCTAGTGAGCTTTCACGAGATCAAAGAGCTATTATAGATGAATTAATTGAAAGAGGTGAACTTAAAGGACCTAAAACTAGAGAACTTTCATTACAAAGAAACAAAGCAGCAGAGGATATTGCTAGAGCAGATGAGTTTTATGCAGACCCAATAGGACAAGCACTTGAAGCTGAAGATAGTTTTTTTAAAGGTAGACCAACTGCAGAACTTGCAGGTGATTTATCAGGATCGATTGCACCCTATGTTGTGATGAGAAAAAAAATATTTGGTGCTACAAAAAACGGAACACTTTGGCAAAAAGGTCCTGGAAAGTTTTTACAATCTGCATCAAAAGTAGCAGATAAATTACCAGGAAGATTTAAACTAATTGGTGGTGCATTAAAATTAGTTGCAAGAGCAGCTGACGTACCAGCAAAAGTGATTGCAAGTCCTTTAGGTCGTGCTGAAATTTATTCTGTATTAGGTGGTACTGCAGGTGCGGGTACAGGTTCAATAGGTTATGATTTATTAAATGAACAAGCAGGTATTACTATTGCTAATGCAATTACTGATGACTTTAGAGATTTACCAGAAAAAGAAATAGACCAAAACATTTTAGCTAACTCTTTGAGAGCAACAAAAACTGCAGCATATTGGAACGCTGGAGCTGCTGCTCTTACTCCTTTTATATTTGGACCACTTGGAAAATTAACAGGTAAATTATTTGGTGGAAAGTCAGAAAAAGCTGCACGATTATCTGAGTTTGCAAAAGAAAAAGGATTACCATTACCTTTAATGACAGGTATTGAAGATGGTGTTTTTTCTGATTTAGGTAGAAACTATTTTAAAACTGTTGGTGTATTTCCATTTGTATCAGGAATAGGAAAAGAAGCTTTACAAGTTGCAGAACAAGAAGCTGGTAAACAATATTTAGATGGTATTGTAAGATATGCACCACTAATGAAAACAGCAGCTTTGTCATCATCTATTTATAATCAGGCCGCAAAAACTTTTGCTGAAAAAGCATCTATCATAGGTTCAAAATATAATGCATTTGAAACTTTTGCAGAAGCTATGGGAAACCCAAGAGTAATAGGTTTAGATAAGACAACAAAATACGCGAAAGAACTTGTTGAATCAAATAGAGCAATGTTTCCAGAAATTGATGCATACAAATTAGATAATTTAGGAGCTAACGTAAAAGATGTAGATAAATATTTAAAAGATGCAGGAGATCCATTGAATCTATTTATGAAAGCTATGACTGCAATAGGTTCAAATAAAATTACACCTAAAGAATACAGTGGTGTAATGAGAATGTTAAATAGAGCAATTGAAGGTACTCAATACAATTTACCAACAGGAAGTGTATGGGCTTTAAGAGAAGCCTTAGAAACAGACCTAAATTCTTTTGGAGCTAAATTAACAAAAGACAATTTTTTAAAAGATGAGTTTATAAAAGAAGGTTATGAAGCTATGAGCAAACAAAGTGGTAAAGAGTTTGCAGATGCTGACATTGCCTTTAAAATTAAACAAGGTGAACAGCTTTATGATAAGTTAAAAGATGCAAACGCAACATTTTCTTCGTTGATGGGCTTTGTAAAATCTCCAATAATAAAATCTTTTAGAAAATTTGATTCTAGTTTGTTTACACAAAGAGGAGTAAATGGAGTTAGAGGTATCGAAAGTATGGCCAGAGATAAAATGTTTCAAACAATGGAGAGAGATGTATTTGCCTCAAACTCTCCAGAAGCTATTGATGCATTTAAAGTTATCATAGGAGCTGCAGGTAAAGGGGCTACACCAAATGGTAAAGCTTTATTTGAAGCATCAAAGGCAAGATATATGTTCAATGCATTTTTAAAATCATTTGATAGTGCAGGTAGTCCACAAGCAAAATCAATCTTTAATGATGTTGCTATGACTGCAGGAGTTAAATCAGGAAACAAATACATGTCAGATGCTATGGAAGAGTTAGGTACAGATGCAATACAAAATTACAGAGGTTTTTCTATTGATGATGTAAGATTAAATAATGGTATCTATGATGTATCAAAAATAAGATTTAGTCCAAAAGATTTTGCTGACTTTAATATTAATAAATTTATGGACAACTTAGGTATTGGTAAAGCAACAGAAGATTTGGGTAGAGATAAAATGATGAAACTACTTGGCAAAGGTGGTTCTGATGATTTTTATAAATTTACAGATTATATGAAAGCAATATCTGATATTTCAATTTCAGATACATCTACATTCTTACAGAGAAGATTTACATTATCTGGAGGTAGAGGTGTTTTATCTGGTGTTGTAATTGGTGGTGGTATGGCAGCAGTCAACCCATTAGCTCCTTTAGTATTTTTAGCACTTGCAAGAAAAGCTGGTTCAGTTTTATCAGACCCTGTTGCTTTGAGATTAATGAATGATGCTTTGGGTGTAGATGAACAATTAAAAATATTAAAAGGACAAAAAATTAGAGGTAAGAAATATGGTACTGGTGCATATAGAAATGTTACACCTAAACTAACAGCTGCAGGCTTAACTCAAAAACGTGAGGCTTTTGCAAGATTTATGAATTACATTTTTGATGAGAATGAAGATACACCAAAAGTAAATCCAAAAAATATAAGTCCTGAAAGAATTCAAGAGATGTTGTTAGGAATGCCTTTTGAAAATCCAAAACCAAGGTATGATGATAATACTTTACCAAAAGAAACTATTGAGTCTATGTTTGCACAAGACTTTACTCCAGGTTCTGGAAATGATGAGACAGATAATCAATTGGTAGATTATATACAATCAACAGCAAGAGCTTCAGATGAAGCAGATATTGATCAAGAATCTAGAAACGTTGAGGCAGAGAGCGCAAGTGTTATGGGTGATGTTGAGTTAGAAAGCCCTGTACCACAAACACCGGCTACCGGACAACAAGTAAACTCACAACAGTTCCAAGCATTATTTCCAAATGATCCAACAGGGACTGCTATAGCGCAGAGAAGAAGAAATGCCTAAGAACGAAGCTTTAACAAAAATAGAAGCACATGAAAAATTGTGCAGAATAATGCAAAAACAAACACACGATAAAATTCACAACCTAGAAAAAACAATAGAGAGAATTGAAAAAATTTTGTTGACTTCAGCAGGTGTATTAATTACAGGTATGGCTAGTGTCATAATTGTATTAATTACTAGATGAAATTAAACAGAAAATATCCATATAAACATTACAATAGATTTTCAGATACAACTGGTAGGAAGTATCTTGTTGATAATATAAAAGTCCCTTCAGTAACCACTATATTGAGTGCCACTAAAGATAGAAGATTTTTAGATAATTGGCGAAGACGAGTGGGAGATACAGAAGCCGACAGAATAATGAGACAAGCCTCTACCATTGGAACGGAGATGCACCAAGTTCTAGAATATTATCTTACAGGGCAAGGTTATTACAATGCAGCAGAAGAAGGAACTAAACCAAGAATGATGGCAAAAACCATTTTGGACAATATTAAATTAGATGAAGTATGGGGAAATGAAATAAGTTTAGAATACAAAAATCAATTTGCAGGAACTTGTGATCTAACAGCAGTTGCATACGGAAAACCTAGTATTGTAGATTGGAAACAATCAAATAGACCCAAAAAAGAAGAATGGGTAGAGGACTATAAACTACAGCTAGGAGCCTATTATTTAGCCCATACAGCCAACTACGGGCCCATAGAACAGGGAGTCATAGCGATTTGTACCCGAGACCTTCAATATCAAGAATTTAAGCTCTCAGAGGCTGATTTAAAAGAATATGGTGAGAAATTTTTAGAAAGATTAGGTGAGTATAATAAGCTACAAAAGCCAGTCTCTTAGATCTTCTTCACCTAAAGTTTTAGCAGCTATTTGACCTTTATTAGTAAGTGACTTCATAATCGCTTCATCTAATGTATTTCTAGCTACAATATCAATATAAACTACAGAACCTTTCTGGCCCATTCTATGTGCTCTGTCTTCTGATTGTTTACGCACTTCTAAATTGTAATTGTTTGAGAAGTAAATAACAGTATTACAAGCAGTAAGTGTGAGACCAAAACCGCCAGTAGTAGGATTTCCCACCATAAACCTAGTTTTTTCATCTGTTTGTATACGTTCAACTGCTTTTTTTCTATCTTCGACATCTACTTCCCCATAAATAGATACGACAGCATCTTTGCCATATTTTTGTTCAAGAAAATTAATGATTTCCTTGATGTTATAAATATAATTAGCCCATATTATCACTTTACCATCTGTTTCTTCAAGAATCTCCTCCAAAGCATTAAGCTTAGATTTATGTAAAGCCATGATTTGGCCATCATCATTCTTTGAAAAACCATTACATACTTGATGAAGTTTAATTATTTCGGTGAGTTTATTTGAAAATGATATGGTACTATCTTCAACAATAGCAAGAGCTGTTGTTCTTAGTTTTTCATATATTTTTTTACCCTCACCTTCTAATTCAATATATCTTTTTTGACGAATCTTAGGTTTTAAATCTAAACATTGGTCTTTTCGTATCCTTGTTGAAAACTGTTGCATTTTTATCTCTAGTTCTTCAAGCCTTTTGTAGTATTTGGGTACACTTATAAACCTACCTGAGCCTACAGGTATGTCAGTCATCTCAGCATATCTATTTCTAAAAGCTAGGTAACTAGAAAAACCTAATAATTCTGGACTTAGAAATTGACATTGTGTATATAGGTCTAATGGAGATTTTGTTATTGGCGATCCTGTTAGGATACGCCTTATACGCGACAGTGATCGTAATCCTAAAATGTTCTTTGTTCTTTTTGCTGATCTATTTTTTATGGTGGTTGATTCATCCAGTGCTACAAAATTTAATTTATTTTTAGATAAATAATCTACACATCCATTGAAACCTCTTTTGGTAGATAAAGCTTCAACGTTAATTAGAAAGATTCTAAGTTCTGAGCTTTTATTTAATTTTTCTAAATCTTTTGGTTTATCTATATTCCATTTAAATATTTTATACTTTACACTTTCTGGTATATGTGTTTCTATTTCTGTTTCCCAAACTGTGTAAACTGATTTTGGTGCAATTATTAAAGCTGATGTTATTTCTTTTTTTAAATATAAGTAAGCCATGTTATCAATGGTAACTTTAGTTTTTCCTGTTCCCATTTCCATGAAGTAAGCCCACTGCGTTTTTTCAGCAGATTGATTAAGAGCATTTCTTTGATGCTCATATGGGGTAGTCTTATACGGGTATTTCCACATCCTATACACATATATATTTTTTTTGTTTACAAGATCAAGTAAATAATTTAAGACCCCAACAGGAGGATTTATGGATATTGAAAAAATGTCAAATATAGACATTAGTCAAGATAGTGTGAAATCTATTTCTGACAAATGTAATCAACTTAAAAACTTAAGACAACAAATTGAAGACGAAGAAAAAAAATTATCTACTCTAAAAAATCAATCAAGAGATTTAGAGGAGAGAGTAATTCCAGAGATGATGCAGGAAGCTGGTGTATCTTTGCTGAAATTAAGTGATGGTTCAACTGTTGAAGTTAAACCATTCTATGCAGCAAAAATTCCTGAGTCACGTGTTGACGAAGCCTTTGGCTATTTAAGAAGTAATGGGTTTGAAGACTTAATTAAGAATACTGTTACTGCTTCATTTGGTAGAGG